GTAGCTATAATGTAAGCTGGTCTGTTCCATCAGGGCGATTAGGTTACTTGTATGGATACACACCCAATTCTACCTCACAAACTGCGTGGAGAGCATTAACTGTTTCTGGAAAAACACTATACACAAACTATATTAGAGCAGAGGACCATGTGCTTCTTTCCACTACTCCAGTAATAGGTGCTAAGTATCCCCTACCTCCCTTTAGAATAAGTTGAGATGGTATAATTAACTATGTTATCAGCAGTTCTAATTGTTAAAAATGAGGAAGAACTTTTAAGTAAGTGCTTAGACACTCTTAAAGGGGTAGACGAGATAATTATCACAGACACAGGAAGTACGGACAAGACTAAAGAGATCGCCAGTAAGTATACAGACAAGATTTATGACTTTCCCTGGATAGATTCGTTTTGCAAGGCTAGAAACTTCTCTAATTCCAAAGCTACGGGAGAGTGGATCTTAACCATAGATGCTGACGAGGAACTTTTAACCCCTATGAATACTATTAAAGATATTCTTAGTAAGACAGATAAGGAATTACTTAATGTTATTATTACAGACGGAAAGGGAAACGAGCATAAGTTTCCAAGACTATTTAAAAACTCCCCAGACATATTTTGGAAGGGGGATATACATAATTACCTAAACAAAACGGCACAGCAAGATACTGATATACGAATACGATATGGATACTCACCAGCCCATAAAAACGACCCTGATAGGACTTTAAGGATACTTAAAAAGTCTCTTAAAACAGACCCCAAACTAACAAGAGAGAGATATTACTTAGCAAGGGAGTATTTTTACAGAGAGCAATGGGAAAAGGCTATTAAGGAGTTAGACATATATCTTAAACTAGCCAAGTGGTTACCAGAGAAAAACGATGCGTGGCTTCTGAGAGCAAAGTGTTTGGCAGGTTTAGAAAAATGGGAAGAGGCTTGCGATAGTGCATGGCAGGCTCTTAAATACAACGCCAACTTTAAAGAAGTCCTAGAGTTTATAGGTAATCACATGGATACGGTCAATAAAGAGAGGTGGTTAAGTTATGCAAAGATAGCAGATAATAGGGATGTCTTGTTTGTTAGAACCAATAAAGGCTAAGTTCTTTGTAATGGTATAATTATATATTAAGAGGACTTTAGTTTAGTATCAATAATATGGCTAGAAGTAAAAGAGTCGTACAGAAATATCTTGATTTTAGTGGTGGACATCAATCGTTTACTTCTCCTTTGCTTTTGCGAGTAAATGAGTCTCCTTTTTTGTACAATGTAGACATAAGTAAGCCTGGTATTTTAGCAAAATCACTTGGCTATGCTCAGATAGGCACAGGTACAGGTAGTGGCTCTAATAGAGGGGTATATGCTTGGAATAGAGAGAATGGAAATGATGAGTTGTATCAAGTATATGGTTCAGACATGTACAAGTACAAAGGTACTAACTTTGAATCTATTGGAAGTGGCTTTGGTAGTGGTACAAGTCCTGTTGAGTGGGGAGTGTCCTTTATTAATACAGGAACAGGAGTAGGTACAGGAGCAGAAACATTTGTAGAAAGGCTCTATGTTACTCAGGGTATTGAAGGAGAAGTAAAGTATACAACAGGAACAAACATGTCTTCTCTTGCCAACGTCTATGCTAAACATTTAGAAGTTTACAAAGGAAGATTATACTTAGGAAATGTTAAAACAGGTTCTAACACATACCCTTCAAGAGTGATATTTAGTGATGTAAGTAAAGACAATTTCCCGGCAAATAACTACTTTGACGATATGGGAGAGGCAATAGTAGGTCTTAAAGAGTATAGTGGGGCTTTGTTCGTGTTTACAGAAGACAAGGTCGCAGCATGGGACGAGTATTCTCTAACGGTTTTAAATACTAATGGTGGTACAACTAACAAGCAAACTATACAAGTAAGTGAATCAAGAATGCTATGGTATAACAGGGGTGGGGTATATATGTATGCAGGTGGTACTGAGGCAACTTTAATTAGCAGACCAGTACAAGATTGGATTACTGCCATTGTAGACGCTAACGAGGTAACAGCAGGACTTGACCCTAGAGGTAGGTATTGTTTGTGTATTGGAGATGTTACATTGAACGGAACTAATTACTCAAATGTGATACTACGATACGACATACTAATTAACTCGTGGGATGTTTTAATAGACAGACCATTTAAGTATTGGACAAGAAACAAGGCTGGGGGTGTTTACGAGACCTATGCTACCAATGTAGACGGGCAAGAGGTATGGCAAGTAGATTTAGGGTATGCTTTGAATGGTTCGGCTCAGGGGAGTGTGTATCAAACTCCTAAACTGTTTGGAGCAGCAGAGAATGTAGATGATATTAAACATGCTTACGAGGTACAGATAGTCTTTAAGCCAACTAACAAGAATGAATACCTAACAACACAATACAGAGTAGGAGGTACAGGAAATTGGTCAAACATAGAAGGTACAACAAGTAATGTGTCCTTGTCAGGAACTGATGATATTAAAGTACAAAGACTTATTATACCTAGCAAGGCATCAGGCAAGTTTATAGAATTAAAACTCTCGCACTCGTCAAGCGAAGCTGGGTTTAATATATACGGAATTAATCTAATCTATGATGTAGAGGAAAAGGAGGAACATTAATGGCACTAACAATGACAGCAGAAGAAGTAAGGCAACAATTAGGAGCTTACTTAACTAAGCCTTTAGAGGTTACTTCTGGCACATTAAGCACACAACAAAGTTTATCTGTAACATCAATTGGAGAGGGTGGAGTGCAAGGGAAGTGGGTATTTGGACCTAATGGACAAATTATAGTTAATGATGGAACTAATGATAGGGTTTTAATTGGAAAGCTAAGTTAATGGCAACATCAGGGGTTAAAGTAAGCCGAATAGGTTATGATGTGAATACTGCCAGTGACAAACAACTGGCCTTTTCTAGTGAATGGCCCTTATTACCCATTGAGGCAGAGGGCGATTTAACAATCAATCCGCCTGGTGGTGGTTCTGGGAATGTTAGCGTTGATATTTACACCCACAATCTAGGATATAACCCAGTATTTTATGTGCAAAGAACAAGTGGTGGACCCTTTTTCCCTGGGTGGACAAGTTGTGATACAAGTAAATTGTATTTTAGTGGCTATGTTAGTTCTGCCATAAACTTAAAATGGAAAATATTTAGAAGAAACTTACTAACTAACTACCTCTCAGGAAATTACAATACCACAGACGCTACCAAGGTTGTAGATGGTGATTATGGTATTTTTATCTCTCTCCCTGGAAAAAGTATATCCTCTACCAACAAAAGAGATTTTGCTATAAGAAGTGATGTGAGGCAACTTATGATTCACCAATCGGGATATGTAAATTCCTCTGCGCTCGTGGTTACACATAACCTTGGGTACCAGCCTATGTACTTAATATTTGCAAAAAGTGGTACTAGGTATCAAGCTCTTACTCAGTCTGGAAGTACATGGGTTAGTGCAACCAATACACAACTCACGGTGTATGATTATGGAGCTTCTATTGCAGACTGGGCGTATATTATATTTAAGGACACTTTAACCACAAATGGCTAAAATATCAGTAGAAAATGATAAAATGTTTAAGGTTTCCCTACCAGGATATGATGTAGATACTGCAACCCCAGAACAATGTGCCATTCATAGTGGATTTGATTATCCTAAAATAGAAGAAAAGCTTGAAGGGTATGAGGCTGTAACCTTGCCAAACTCAATCTCGGCTGGGACAACTGATATAAAAGTAATAACACATAATTATGGATACATTCCAAACGCTTTTGTATTTATGAAGGTGTTATCCCCCGATGCAATTCTATACAATACGGAGTTTGCTATGCTCCCTTACTTTCTTGCTGATCCACCTTTCCTTTATTATACTTACGAGATAACAACAACTCAATTAAAGATTCAGATTGTATACGATGATATATTCGGCTCTGGGCCACTAACTGTTGGAGAAGGAAGTCCAGCAGGAACACAAGTGGGTTTTAAGTGGCAAGTCTGGGTGAACGACTAGGAATTAAGATATGATATAATTATATATACGAGGGGACACTACGAGGATGTATAATTTGATACATCTAACAAATGGCAACATATATAGTCCAGCGGGGAGACTCCCTCTCTAAAATAGCAAAGAAGTTGGGAATACCAAACTGGAGAACTCTTTATGAACAGAATAAAGCTGTAATTGGGAGTAACCCTAACTTAATCAGACCAGGACAAAAACTTACCTATGGGGAG